CTTCTAATCCATCTGCAACACTAAGAAACTTCTGATACTGTCCTAAGCTGATTTCGTTAATGTTGTCTGGTATTGTAATACTCGCTTTCATAATTAATTAACTATTTTTTTTACTTTTTGTATTGTCAATCGAATAATTATATATATATTTGGAGAAACAATTAAATAAATAGAATGGAATTAATAAAAGAACTAGGCTTTGAAAAGCTACCGACAAGAACAGAGTTTGACAAGGTTATATTGTCAACTCGGAACAATGAAAATCTAAATGGCTCATACCAAAGGCTACATGCAATTAAAGACTTTATGGAGTGTCTACAACAAAAGCCTGAACTATGGATGTTCGTACCAGCTATTAAAAAAGATGGTGTATGGGTTGTGTTCGTACCAGCTATTAAAAAAGATGGTGTATGGGTTGTGTTGGAAGAGCCAATTTGCAAAAGCTCATCATGTCATAATGAAAGTCAAAACTTTTGTGATTGCTTTGATGAGGAAATTGACGAATACAAAGAAGCATTAGACCGTGTTTTGTTTGATGGGTGGAGGTTACACTTCCTAGGTAAAGAAGGAGAATGGGCATTAGTGAATAATGGTAAATGGATGAAATCTATATACAACGAAACCCTAGAAGAAGCAGTAAACAACGGAATCGAATTAAAACTAAAATAGAAACAGCAAAACCTTTATTATGAAGATATACTTAACAGATGACCAAATAAATCAAGTCATTAAAGAGTTGGATAAAGCCAAACAAGAGGCGTTCGATGTTCCAAAAGAGGATGCATGGGGGGTTGTTTATGCTAACGATAAAGTTGAAATGTTAAAAGAAACATTATCAAGGGGTTTTGTAATACTATCTATTGAATACTAAAAACAATTAAACCACCAACAACCTAAACCGAAAGCCGTTCTTAATAGTTCGGCTTTTTTATGATATAAAGTACTGTCCTTTGTTTGGGTTGTCTAAGTGATAGGTTACATTGTATCTAATACCGTCAATAGCGTGGTTATAGCTATCTACGTACAACTTACTGCCTTTATCTGCATACACGTGATTGTTTAACTCTTTTGCAATGTCTGTACTATCCTTGTCTAGTATCAGTGTGTAGTCTTGCATCATCGTAATACCACTCTCAATAGTTCCTTTCTTTACCGCTTGAATGTTACACCCTTTAAACTTTAAGTCGTCAATCAATCTAGGTTCAGCACTATCTGCAATTATTAGTTTCTTACCTACTTTATTTAAAATCATACTTGCCAGCACGTGAGGTTGCAACCCTTTCGAATAAATGTGTTGTTTAAGGTATATTATCTTTTTAGCTTTATCTATTGCTACCTCGGTTAACGTGTCAGGGTCAACGCTATAACCAAAGTCCATACCGCAAGACGTTTGCAAGTTGTTCGGGTTAAACGCTCCATACTTCCAGTTAGTAAAGACTACACCTTCCGCTTTGTCTAACCAGCCACCAAGTATAACGTGTTCATACTTCTTAGAATTATTCCTCTTCATGCTTTCAACCTGTCTAATAAAAGACTCTGAAAGGTGTTTGTAGTTATCTAAGTAAGTAGTATGAATGTAAGTAGTATCTTTTAAAACTCTGTTACTTCCATCCTGTACACCTCGTTGCTCAAAGAATCGTTTATAAATGAAATGCTCTTTAGTTGCTGGATTCAATACAAGGATTACCCTGTTCTGTATTCCTTTCGCTCTGATACTAAAATCAATTTTATCGAATACGTCTTCATCTACTAACTCTTCCGCTTCATCTAGTACCCATGTAGTAACATTAGCTAATGATTTAAGGTTAGCTGTCTGTGTTCCTGCGCTCGTTCTAATACCTCTAAACAATATCTTGCTACCAGTACGTAGGTTCACTATCTCATCCTTAGTGATTTTAAAGTCTTCTAACGCCTTTGCAGTTTCAATCTTATCAATGAACTCAGGAATAATAGAAACGTGCGCAGAAGTAAGCGTATAACGCGTGAACAGTATTACATGGTCAGGCTCGTATGTAAGCAATAGTAGAAACGAGTTAAGGGAATACGATTTACCGCTTCCCCTTCCTCCTGTTATCACAAAATATCTACTATCTGAACCTAGTAAATTATACTTGTTATTTATCTGTATCTGATTCAACCTTGAATATGTCTTTTATATTAAAGTCGTTAAACTCGTGTACAACCTTGTCACTGCTCTCTGTCTTCTTAGGTACAAAGTATTGAGCGTACTTAGCAAACAAATCTAAATACTTGCCAGGTGACTCCTTACGCACTTTCTCGAACGCTTCTGATAAATGCTCGCTTTGTCCTTCTAAAGTCTCTAAGAATAGCTCTCTTGCGTTCTGAGTTACTTTATTAACTGCTCCTTTTGGTTTACCTTTATTTCCTTTTTCAAATCTTGCCATCGTTCTCTCTCGTATTTATCGGGAAATCATATTTAACTGTTTGCCTTTTAAATTTGTCTCCGTACTTTCTTTTCATCACTACCTCTCCATCTACAATCTTAAAGTCTTTAGGGTTGCAAATATAAACAGCCGTTACACCTCCTGAAATCTTACTACATTCGTTCTTCATCTTATCTTGGTTTAGTTCCCATGTACATCTTATCGTCGTCAATGATACTTAACCCTAAAACATAAAACCCTTTGTACTTTCCATCTGTAAAATATCTGTTCAAGTTTCTATGGTTGTTTACACTCATGCAGATAGTATCTAAAGTTGAGTGTTCAGGTTTTGAATCTATTAATCTTTGTACTTCAAAAATATCAATCATTCTCGTAAGTTTCGTAAACCTTTCTCAATCTGTTTACTACGTCTCTAACGCATCCACCACAACCCATTGAATCGCTAATGTTTCTGTTGAAGATACGTCTTGCAATCGTTACCAGCTTTTTATATTCGCTTGGCCTAACTTGGTTCGGCTTACCGTCAAAGAACTCTTTTAAATATTCGTACTCGCTTTCTTCTAAGCACTCTACTTTAAATTTAAGTACTGCGTTTAGTTTCGCCTTACGTTCGTCGCATCCGCAGTCGTCACCCCAAACGGCCTTAATCAACTTTTTAATGCCTGTTGTTTCTGTAATGCTTTCGATAACGTCTCCTAACCCCTCTGGTGGTAACTGTTCAAAGTTCTGACTCTCTTGCCATTCTTTATACTCCCTAGTCCTTTTGTCTAAGCTGTTATAGTATTCTTCGTCTTTAATCATCATTAAAAAATTAAGTAATACAATCCAATAACCACTAAGACTAAAGAGATTACACCTGTTACTAATTGTACGTTTTCGTTTTCTTCGTTCTTCATATCTATTTTATTAATTCAAAATCTTGGTTCTTATAGTCTTCGTAATCCTCTGCTACGCTTTCTCTTATTCTGTCCTTGCAGTTCTTCAACGTGTTAAATACACTGGTAACGCTTATCTTTGTTTCTTCGCTTAGTCCTCTCATGCTCTTACCATCTTTGATATAAGTATCGAACATCATTTTGTCGTACCAATGCCACGAATCAACTTCTTTGTCTACCAAGCTCATTAACTTTTCGAAGGCTTCTTCATCTGTTGTCGTTTCTTCTTCTGACTTCTCAAATCCTTCCCCTAGTCTTATGATGTATTCTTTAGTTCGGTTTTCTTCTTTAAGCAATCGCATAGATACACGCTTCAAAGTAATCCACATGTAAACCATGTTAACATCGCCATTCTCTTGTAGTACTCTCTTACAAGTAGGCATGTTAATGTACTTCGGGTTTAGTCGCTTGTCGCCTTCTTTGTGTTTCTTCTTGCCTATCTCTGACAGTTCGATATAAAACTCTTGTACAATGTCTTCGTAAGTATCTCTACCTCTATTCTCAGGGAATGAACGTACTATCTTAACGAAGTCTTCGTGTTTCTCTGCTACCTTGTTAAACCAATCCATTTACTTATATAACTTAAATTGTTGTATTTTGTTTATTGTTCGTCGATTCTCATAGGTCTTTCTAACCTGTATTCTAACGCTTCACGGCTTATAGTTAACTCTTGACCGTCTATTGTGTTAATGTATAGTAACCCTTCTAAAGCGTATAAGCACTTCTCATCGTAACAGAACTTCTTTGAGAATAGTTCACCCTTTACTTTATACTCTAAAACGAATAATACTTCTTCCATGTTTGCAATATAACAAATTTTATCGTATAAAACAAAACCACGCTAAATTAATAACGTGGTCTTAGGTTGGCACACCTACTAATAATATTTAACAAAACGATTTATAAATTAAATTGTTATGCTAACTATTTAGCTTCTTTATTTTCTTTTTGCGTTAACGGCTCGCAACCTACATTTAGAACTCTCTAAGCTCTCTAGTAAGTCAATCATTTGCTCCTTCATAAGTTCTGCTCCTTCTGTTTTGAATGTTACATTTGCGTATAGTTTAACAGTCTTATGTATGTTTTGATAGTACACACCGTTGAGGGTTTCTATAGCACCATTCTTGTAGCTTAGTATTGATTGTATTATATCTGCGTATTTCATAGTTTAAATTCTTATAACTGTTAATACACTTCATTAAAACGAAAGTGTATCTTTGAGTTGTAAAACATTTAACGTAAGTTATCATATTGCTTACTTAAACGCTCGTAGTCAACTTTGTACTGTTTGTATGTCATAACACCACATTGCATATCAAAGTCTAATTGCCTAATTTCATTCATTACACACCACTTTTTGTATTTCAACCTTAAACGTTTCACAACACCACATAAACGTAATAAAACGCTTCCTATTGGTTTGTAATTTAATTGCTTCATAATTTCTGTGTATTTGTTATTTATGTTTCATAATTCAAAGGTTTTACTACGCTTATCTGCATCCGTTATAATCAATACCTCCAAAACCGCTGAACTCGAAAGAACAGCGGCACTTGATTTAGTTTATGTTAAAATGGCAAATCACTTCCCTCCCCTTGTGTTGCTGGGGCGGTTGTTTCTAAGCTCTCAATCCTCCAATGGTTTAAATTATTATAAACTCTACCGTTGTATTCAGAGCTTCTAATTGTAAACTCTACCTCATAAGTTCCACCGACTTTATTGTATTCAATAAAATTGTCTACATGATTACTAAACTCTGGCTTTTTATACATTGAGATTGCGTATAATGT